TAGAAGACGGTGGAAAACTTGGTGTCTCATCTAGAGGACTTGGATCATTGATGAAGGAAAATGGGGTATTGAAAGTTCAGAGTGATTTTTTAATCGTCACTCCAGCAGATATCGTGGCAGATCCATCTGCTCCAGATGCTTTCGTTGAAGGTATTATGGAAGGCCGAGAATGGGTATGGGATAACGGTATCATCCGTGAAAAAACTGTAGAAGATTATAAGGAAATTGTTGAGAAAACATCATCTAAGAATTTAGAGATGATTAAATTAAAGTTATTCGAAGATTTTCTTTCGAAACTGTAAATATTAATTATTATAAATAGATATAATAAATGTTTAACATTTAGGAGTATTAAAAATGTCAGAAAAAAGTGAAATTTTAAATGAAGAAGAAAATATTGAAATTTCGGAAGAAACTGCTGAAGAAACTGAAACTGTCGAGACTACAGAAACTGTAGAAGAAGAAGTTGAAATTGCTGAAGTTGAGATTGCCGAATTAGAAGATGAAACTGTTGAACCAGAAGTTGAAGAAACTGGTACTGTATTAGAGGCAGTTTTAGAAACACTACCCACCTCCAAATCTGGAATGGTACAAACTATCAATTCCCTATTAGCAGAAATGACTAAAGATGAGTTACAATTTAAAGTAAAACATTTAGTTGAAGTTTTAACTGCTACCGAAAAAGAAATTCTTGAGAGAGAAGGTGGATTAAACTTAACAGAAGTTGATCTATCTGAGGACGTTGATTCACTATTTGAAGGTGAAGAGTTTGATGTAAACTTTCGAAGAAAAGCAACTTTGTTATTTGAAACTGCTGTTGCTAAGAGGGTTGAAGAACTTCAAAACAATATTGAAGAGAATTTCAAACAAGATATGGAAGAGCAAGTGCTTGACTATAAAGAGAAGTTAGCAGAAGCAGTTGATAAACTTTTGAATGCTTCTATTGAAGATTGGCAAGATGATAACCAACTTGCTATTCATTCTGGTCTTAAAGCAGAAATCACTGAAGAATTTATGAGCGGTTTGAAGACTCTTTTCAAGGAACATTATATTGATATTCCCGAAGATAAAGAAAATGAGTACGTAAATTTAAAAGAGTCCCATGATAATACTTCAATCAAATTGAACGAAGAGATTGAAAAGAATATCGACTTGAAATCTACTATTCACGAACAGCAAAGAGAAATCTTGTTCTGGGAAAACACTCAAGACTTGACTACTGTTGAGAGGGAGAAATTACAGAAACTTGCTGAAAAGATTGAGTTTGATAATGCGGAAGAATACATTGAAGGTTTAGAGACAATCAAGAAATGTTACTTCACTGAAAAAGAAGAGGAAGTTGTAACTGAAGAATCCGAAGAGATTGAAGAAGTTGAAACTCTTCAAGTAGTAGCTGAAACTACTGAACAACCAAAAACTAAAATTGAAAGATATGCCCAAGATTTGGGACGATATTGGAAATAATAATTGTAAAAAACAAATAATATAAATATATTTGTGATGTACTAAGTGTAACTAAGATGTTAGATTCTGAAAATCTATACGGAAAAGGAGAAAATTAAAATGAGTTACGAAGATTTGTTGAAAAAATGGGAACCTATTCTTGAGCACCCTGAGTTTGCTGAGATTAAGGATCCTTACAAGAAAAAAGTCACAGCAATCCTTTTAGAGAATCAGGATCGTGACATGGAAGAAGCTAAAAATGGTGGATACGGTTCTCTTAATGAAACAACCAATGTTGCTGGTGCTACTGGTTTTCAAAGTGCAAACACCGGTCCTCAAGCAGGTTTTGATCCAGTTCTTATTTCTATGATTCGAAGAAGTATGCCAAACTTGATTGCTTTTGATGTAATGGGTGTTCAACCTATGAGTGGACCTTCTGGTCTTATTTTCACAATGAAGAGTAACTATAGTGCTCAAGGTGGAACAGAAGCTCTTCACGATGAAGCTGATACTGGGTTCTCCGGTGACGGTACTGCTAACGGTGCTGCCAATCCTTTTGATGCTGCTTATGCTGCTGGTTCTGGAATTGGAACTGCTGATGCTGAACTTTTAGGTTCTGGTGCTCAAGGTGCTGGAGATTTCGCTGAAATGGCAATGTCCATTGATAAGATTTCTGTAACTGCAAAGTCCAGAGCTCTTAAAGCAGAATACACTATGGAATTAGCACAAGACTTGAAAGCAATTCATAATCTTGATGCTGAATCTGAGTTAGCAAATATTCTTTCTTCTGAAATTATGGCAGAAATTAATAGAGAGATGATTAGAAAAATCAATTTGACTGCTTCTGCTGGTGCTGCTGACACTCAAGCACCTGGAACTTTTGACTTAGACTTAGACTCCAGTGGTCGATGGTCTGTAGAAAAGTTCAAAGGACTTTTATTCCAAATCGAGAGAGATGCTAATGCTATTGCTAAAGCTACTCGACGAGGAAAGGGAAATGTTCTAATTTGTTCTTCTGATGTTGCTTCTGCTCTTCAGATGGCAGGTGTTCTAGATTACAACCCTGCTCTTCAAAATAGTCTACAGGTTGACGATACAGGAAGCACTTTTGCTGGTGTTTTGAACGGACGATATAAAGTTTATATCGATCCTTATGTATCTGGTGTTGAATATTACACTCTTGGATACAAAGGTTCCAGTGCTTATGATGCTGGTTTGTTCTACTGTCCATACGTTCCACTTCAGATGGTTCGAGCAATGGGAGAGAATACTTTCCAACCAAAAATCGGTTTCAAGACTCGATATGGTTTGGTTGCTAACCCATTCGCTACTGCTGCTGGTGATGGTGATGTTGCTAAGGCTAAAAAGAACCTTTACTACAGAGCTGTTAAAGTAGACAACTTATTATAATAACTATAATATAGTATAAATAAAAAACCTTCTCTTCGGAGAAGGTTTTTTTATACCTTATAAATATATTAGAGGATTATATTATGAGCTATATTGAAAGACAACCAATTGATAGAAATTTCTTGTCTAAAGACAATTTTAGTGCGGTTTTTTCCAATTTTCCTAAAATGGAATACTTCATTCAATCTTTTGAATTTCCTGGAGTTAATGTTCCAACATTAACGCAACCATCATATCTAAAAGGTATTGATGTACACGGTTCTCTCATAGAATATGATGATTTGTCAGTCACCTTTGCAATTAATGAAGACTTCTCAAATTACCGAGAAATATACAATTGGCTTACTAAAACTGGGACACCTCAAAATTTAAAACAGTTTGAAACACCAGATAATTTAGATCACTGCACATTAATGATAACTTCCAATAATAAAAACACAATTCTGAAAGTTCGATTTGATAAAATATTTCCAATTGCACTTTCCTCATTCACATTAGATACAACTTCTGAACATAATATAGTCACTGCTACAGCAACTTTTAAGTTTAACTCAATGACCTTCGACGCAAATATTTAAGGAGACTCTATGCGAGAATCTATTTCATTAGAAGAAATAGAAAAAATGTGGGAGACTGATAGGAAGATGTTTCGTGATAAATTATCAGAACACAATCTTGACATCCCAAACCTACACGGTAGATATATGACAATATACAATACCGAAAGAATATTCAGAAAAACTCTTGATCTAAAAAAGAGAAGGCTTTACATGACACTAAGGTCATACTTTTCTGGCACTCTTGATAAAATGACTTTAGACAAACATGGTTGGATTCCATATGGTGTTAAAGTTCTTAAATCAGATTTAGATATACACATAGAATCACATGAATCTTTTTGTGATATCGAAAAGCAGGTTGAAGTGTCCAATATAAAAATCAATCTACTTGAACAAATTTTACGACTCATTATGAACAGAGGATTTCAAATCAAAAATGAAATAGAACTTGTTAAATGGGAGTCTGGTATTATCTAATATATGGAAATTGTAAAAATCAGAAAACTAAATGAAGCATTCATAAAGATAGAGGCTGACCAAGGAGTCATGCGTGATATCTCTGAACACTTTACTTTCTTTGCTGATAATTACAAATTCATGCAACGATATAAAATAGGTATGTGGGATGGTAAAATACGACTTCTAAACTTACTCACAGGAAAAATATATGTGGGGTTATTACCAAGAGTGTTAGAAGTATGTAAGTCCCTAAACTATAAAGTTGTATTTGATAATGTAGACGATTTTACTCAAAATTCTATAACAAAATCTGATCTTGAAGATTGGGTTAAAACATTAAATCTACCTTTCAATCCTAGAGATTATCAATTTAAATCTCTTTATGATATGGTTAATCGTAAAAGAATGGTTGTGTTAAGTCCTACAGGATCTGGTAAGTCACTGATTATTTATATGTTCATTCGTTGGTTCCTTTCTGAGTATCCAAATGAAAAACTCATGTTAGTAGTTCCAAATGTACACCTTGTTAATCAAATGTATCACGACTTCGAAGATTATTCAAGCAAAAATTTATGGAATGTAGAAAAATATTGCCAAAAGATATATTCTGGTCAAGATAAATCATTTGAATCTAGTATTATTATAACAACATGGCAATCAATATACAAGTTAAAACCAGTAAAATTTACACCTTTCAAAGCAGTCATATCAGATGAATGTCATTTAGCAAAGGCTTCATCGTTGATTGCAATATTAGAAAAGATGAAAAATGCTGAGTATCGTTTTGGTACAACAGGAACCCTTGATGATATAAACTTGAATGAATTAACTCTTTGTGGTTTGTTTGGTGATGTGAAAAGACATGTTACGACTAAAACTTTGATAGAGAATAAACACCTATCATCATTCAGAATAAAGTATATAACCTTGAAGTATCCAGATGATGAATGTAAGGTCGTTTGTAAGATGGATTACAACGATGAAATCAATTATATACTAGACCATGAGAAACGAAATAAATTCCTCAAAAACCTCTGTAAACACTTGACAGGGAACACTCTGATACTGTATACTTATGTAGAGAAACATGGAAGTGTATTGTCTGATATTCTTAGTGATATTGAGGACAAAGAAACTTTTTTCATTCATGGTGGTGTGAACCCTACTTTACGAGAAGAAATAAGAAAAGATGTTGAATCAAAAGATAATTGTCTTATTGTAGCTTCTTATGGTACATTCTCAACAGGGGTTAATATAAAGAATCTTCATAATGTTATTTTTGCATCACCAACAAAGTCAAAGGTTAGATCACTTCAATCTATTGGTAGAGGTTTAAGATTAGGTGAGAATAAAGATGGTTGTATTTTGTTTGATATTTGTGATGATTTTTGTGTGAAGAGGAAATCTAATTACATGGTCAAACATGGTAACGAAAGACTCAAGATTTACTACAAAGAGAATTTTGACATTGAGATGGTGAACGTCAAGTTCACCGGAAATAAATAAATTTTATTTTTAATTTATCTATTGACTTATATTATATAATATATTATAATATATATAAAGGAAAAACTATATTATGACTAAAAAAGTAAAACCAAAAGATAAAATTCATTACGTTAATAATAAAGAATTTTATGAATCAGTAAAAGTTTATATTAATCAATGTAAAGTTGCAGAACAAATGGAAGTTGATTTACCAAGAGTTCCTGAGTATATTGGGGAATGTTTTTTTAAGATTGCTCAAAGGATTGCTACTAAACCAAACTTCACAAACTACACATTCAAAGAAGATATGATCTTAGATGGTGTTGAAAACTGTTTGAGATATATCAGAAACTTCAATCCAGAGAAAAGCAAAAACCCTTTCAGTTATTTCACAACGGTTATCACGTATTCATTCTTACGTAGAATTGAAAAAGAAAAGAAATACACTTACATCAAATTAAAGGCTATGGAAAATGAACTTCATAGACATGATTCAATTGGAAATCTCAATCCCTTCGACACTTCAAATTTCTCTGTTGATGGTGAAAACATGTATGACAACTTCTTCCAATTCATAAAAGATTATGAAGAATCCAGAAGAATTAAAAACGAGAAGAAGAAGAAACCCAAGACTAAAAAAAATAATGATTTGAAATTATTTCTTGACGATAAGTAACCTTGGAGGGTATAATGAAAATTCGAGAGTATGAAGGTGTTTTTTACAATTCAGAAGATTTTGACGCAACTGGTAGACCTTATGAAGATGCTGTTCCTGTAAGAGAAGAGACAGAACAAGAGAAGAAAGAAAGAATTCAGAAGGCTCAGATGGCGGATGATACACACAAAGATAAAAAAGATTGTAAAAAATCTGGTTGTAACTGTATGAATGATTATATTTTACTATTTTCAAATGTAAATAATGATGGTGTAAAGTATGATTATTATGGTTTTAAGATTGAGGATTTTGAATGAAATTGGCACTAATAACTGATACCCATTTCGGTGGTAGGAATGATAGTCAGATTTTCAATGATTATTTTTTCAAGTTCTGGGAGGAAGAGTTTTTCCCAACAGTTCTAAAGAAGAAAATCAAAAAAGTGATTCATCTTGGTGACATCTTTGATAGAAGGAAATTTGCTAATATTAAAACTCTAAATTCTTTTAGGGAAAGATTTATTGAATGGTTTGAGAAAAACGGAGTAGAACTTCATATAATTGTGGGAAATCATGATGTCTACTACAAAGATACAAACCGAGTAAACGCACCCAAAGAGATTTTAGGTGGTAGATACAAGAAGATTAAAATCTATGAAGACCCTGAGATAGTCAAGTTTGGTAAAAGAAAGATATTGTTCTTACCTTGGATCAATAGAGAAAATGGTGAGAAGTCTATGGATTTGATTAATTCTAATGAAGCTTCAGTTGTTATGGGTCATCTTGAACTTAATGGTTTTAAGATGTATAAAAACAGTTTTTGTTATCATGGAATGAACCACACAATATTCAACGGTTATGATCTCGTTATGACAGGACATTATCATCATAAGTCAACAGTAGGGAATATTGCTTATTTGGGAAGCACTTATGAGATTACTTGGGCTGATTATAATGACCCAAGAGGTTTTCATATATTTGATACAAACACTCTTGATTTAGAGTATCATCAAAACTCACATAAAATATTCCACAAAATTATCTATAATGATAATGGTGTTGAAACACTTGACAAGATAGTAAAAGACTTCAGTTTTTGTAAGAATAGTTATGTTAAGGTTTTAGTTGAGGCGAAGAATAACCCTTACCTTTTTGATAAGTTTATCGACTCAATTCAACTACATGAACCTTTCGACTTGTCTATCATTGAAGACTTAAATTTATCTGTTGAAGAAGAGGAGATTGTAAACGAAGCTGAGGATACTGTCACGACACTTAACAAATATGTCGATGGATTGGATGTAAATGTCAATCTTGATAGATTAAAAGAAGTTTTAATGTCTTTACATAGAGAAGCAATTGATTTACAATAGAGTATTATGATAATTTTTACAAAAGTTCGTTACAAAAATTTTCTTTCCACTGGTAATTACTTTAATGAAATAGTTTTGGATAACAGTCCATCAACTTTAGTCATGGGTAAAAATGGTGGAGGGAAGTCAACATTCTTAGATGCTATCTGTTTTGGTTTGTTTGGTAAAGCATTCAGAAATATCAATAAAAACCAAATGATAAATTCCATAAATGAAAAGGGTACAGTAGTTGAGATTGAATTCTCTATAGGTTCAAAAGAATATATGGTAAGAAGGGGTATCAAACCCAACATCTTTGAAATATATTTGAACGGTGAGTTTATTAATCAGTCAGCTGATGCTAGAGATTTCCAAAAGAAACTTGAAAAAACTATTCTCAAGATGAATTACAAATCGTTCACACAGATAGTTATTTTAGGTTCCTCCAGCTTCACACCCTTTATGAAACTCTCAAGTAATAATAGAAGAGATGTGATTGAAGATATTTTAGATATTGATATATTCAGTATTATGAATACACTTCTCAAAGAAAGATCTTCTGTACTTAAAACCGATATGTCACAGAATGATTATGATATTAAGTCTCTCGAATCTGGAATTGA